TGGGTTCTACCGCGACATCGATCTTGGTGAGCCGGTGAGTTTCTTCACGGACATCGAGAAGCGGAAGGCGGAAGAGGGTGGCTATACCCTCCAGTCGGATGACCGCTATGCGATCTACGAGATGCAAGTTGACTACTGCCTGCCGGGGTTTGACGACGAAGAAGGGATGCCGCGCCCGTACATCATCACCATCGACAAGGGCACATCCAACGTGCTCTCTATCCGTCGCAACTACGACCCCACGGGCAATCAAGACATTAAGCGCGATCACTTCGTACACTACGTGTATGTGCCGGGGTTTGGCTTCTACGGGCTTGGCCTCATCCACATCATCGGTGGCTACGCCATTGCAGGCACATCGCTCATCCGTCAGCTCGTCGATGCCGGTACGCTGTCCAACCTGCCCGGTGGTCTGAAGGCTAGGGGTCTGCGGGTGAAGGGCGACGATACGCCGATCGCGCCGGGTGAGTGGCGTGATGTGGACGTGCCCAGTGGTGCGCTGAAGGATAACTTCTTCATCCTGCCGTATAAGGAGCCGAGCCAAGTGCTGGCTGCGCTCCTTGAGAAGATCACAAGCGAAGGCCGCAGGCTCGGGGCCATCAGCGATATGAACGTCTCGGACATGAGCGCAAACGCGCCTGTAGGGACGACGCTGGCTATCCTCGAGCGCGTGCTGAAGCCGATGGCTGCGGTGCAGGCTCGCGTGCACTTTGCTATGAAGCAGGAGTTCAAGCTTCTGAAGGCGCTTATCGCTGAGTACGCCGATGAGCCGTATGACTACATCCCCGAGGGTGTGGACCGCAGGGCGCGAAGCGAAGACTACGCGCAGGTAGATGTCATCCCTGTGTCGGACCCCAACGCGACCACGATGGCGCAGCGAGTGGTGCAGTACCAAGCTGCGTTCCAAATGGCGCAGACTGCTCCGCAGATCTACGATCTGCCGTATCTGCATCGCCAGATGATTGAGGTGCTTGGCATCAAGAACGGCGACAAGATTGTGCCGCTGGCAGAAGACCAGAAGCCTCGGGATCCGATCAGCGAGAACATGGGTGCGTTGGTTGGCAAGCCCATGAAGGCGTTTATGTATCAGGACCACGAGGCGCATCTGACCGCGCATCAGTCGTTTATGCAGGATCCGATGATTTTGCAGTCCATCGGGCAGAACCCACAGGCGCAGCAGATCATGGCGGGTCTGCAAGCTCACATCGCAGAGCACCTTGGGTTCATGTATCGCAAGCAGATCGAAGAGCGTCTTGGTGCGCCGCTCCCGGCTCCCAACGAAGAGATGCCAGAAGAGATCGAGCTTCAGCTCTCACGCCTCGTGGCAGACGCTGGCAAGCAGCTCACGCAGATCCATCAGACGCAGGCCGCACAACAGCAAGCGCAGCAGCAGGCGCAAGACCCGCTGTTCCAGCTCCAACAGCAAGAGCTGCAGGTCAAGATGCAGGACGTGCAACGCAAGGCGCAAAAGGATCAGGCGGACGTCGCGATTGATCAGCAAAAGCTTCAACTCGAAGCGCTCAAGATTGCGGCGCAATCCAACAAACCGAGAGCGTAAATGGCTAAGACCGTCTATGACGTGCTGGTTGAAAAGATCACCGCCCACATTGCGGCGGTTGCAGATTCATTGGCCTCTGGCGCAGCTAAAGACTACGCGGAGTACAGAGATCTTTGCGGCTTGATTCGAGGTCTAGAGACCGCAAAGCGTGAAATCCTTGACCTTGCGCAGCAATATATGGAACAAGACGATGACTGATCATCAGCTAACTGATGAGGAATTTGAGGCTCAACTTCCCAAACCGGTAGGTTACCGAATCCTCATTGCTCTACCCAAGGTAGAAGAAGCATACGACTCTGGGCTCATGAAGGCAGAGCAAACCCGACATGCAGAAGTAGTTCTCTCCATGATGGGTGCCGTGATCGACATGGGGGAACAGGCGTATTCCGACAAGGATCGCTTTCCCACGGGGCCGTGGTGCAAGGTCGGTGACTTTGTGATGTTTCGCCCCAACTCGGGCACGCGCTTCAAGGTGAATAACCAAGAGTATCGCCTCTTGAACGATGACTCGATTGAAGCTGTTGTGCCGGACCCGCGCGGCGTAACGCGAGCCTAAGGAGCCCACCATGCCTATGCAAAAAGTTGAATTTGAGTTTCCGGACCCTGAGAAGGTCTCGAAAGAGATCGAGGTCGAGCCGGCGACTGACGTAACGGACATCACGGAGAAGCCGCCGAAGTTAGAGCGCACGCCGGCAAAGGCGGACGACGCCGCGTCCGACATCCAGATTGAGATTAAGGACGATACGCCTCCGAAAGACCGTAACCGCAAGCCCTCTGAGCCGCCGTCAGAAGTAACTGACGACGAGCTTGGTGAGTACTCGGAGAAAGTCCAGAAGCGCATCAAGCACTTTGCCAAGGGCTACCACGATGAACGCAGGCGTGCGGAAGCCGCACAGCGTGAGCGTGAAGAAGCCATTCGGTACGCGCAGAGCTTGCAAGAGGAGAACAACCGCCTCAAGCAAGAGTCGACTAAGAGTCAAGAAGCGCTCATGGCACAGGCCAAAGCTCGGACGACTGCAGAGCTTGAACAGGCTAAGCGCGCATACAAGGATGCCTACGAGTCTGGGGATTCCGAAAAGGTCTTGGCGGCCCAAGAAGCTCTTATCGCTGCTAAGAATCGGTCAGAGCGCGTTGCTAATTGGAAACCGCCTCCTTTACAAAAAACTGAAACTCCTGTACAACCTCCCGTATCCGCTCCTGCGCCACCGGTAGATACCAAGGCTGCGGCTTGGCAACAGGCCAATTCTTGGTTTGGATCCGATGACGAGATGACCGCTCTTGCGTTGGGGCTGCACCAGAAGTTGGTCCGCGAGGGTGTAGACCCTCAAAGCGATGCCTACTACGAGCGTATCAACACTCGTATGCGACAGGTCTTCCCAGAGGCGTTTGACGCCGATGTGGCGGATTCTGATCCCCCTCCCCCTGCTGAAAAGCAGCGCAAAGCGTCTGTGGTTGCACCCGCATCCCGCAGCACCGCTCCTCGAAAAATCGTGCTTACTGCATCCGCAGTCGCACTCGCAAAACGGCTTGGGCTTACGCCTGAGCAATACGCCCGACAGGTTGCTGAAGACATGAGGAAACAACAAAATGGCTGAAAACCGCGCTAACCGTGAACTTGAGACCCGTGAACGCACCGCTCGCAAGCGTGCGTGGAATCGTCCCGATGTGTTGCCAAATCCGAATCCGGAGCCCGGCTACACGTTTCATTGGGTTCGTATCAGCACGCGTGGGCAGGCTGATCCCATGAATGTTTCTCTCAAACTTCGAGAGGGTTGGGAACCCGTCAAAGCAGTCGACCATCCTGAGGTCCATGTTGTGAACGTCGAAGACGCGCGCTTCAAGGACAACATCGTGATTGGTGGGCTGATGCTTTGCAAAGCCCCGATCGAAATGGTTGAGGATCGTACTGCGCACTACCAAGACCAGAACGAAGCTCAAATCCAATCGGTTGATCAAAACTTTATGCGTCAGAACGATCCTCGGATGCCGCTCTTTGCTGAGCGTAAGTCCAAGGTGACCTTCGGGCGCGGTCAATAATTTAGGAGTCTTAAATGGCTTACCCCACGGTTGATAAGCCCTACGGGCTAAAGCCGATCAATTTGATCGGTGGGCAGGTGTTCGCCGGTTCTACGCGGATGTACAACATTACTTACGCGTACGCCACGGACATTTTCTATGGTGACTTCGTTGCTCTGGTTCGCGGCAATCTTGAGCGTATCAGCGTTTCGACCGGTACCGTTGGCACCCTCGTTGGTGTCTTTCTCGGTTGTTCGTACACCAATCCGACGACTAAACAGAAGCAGTTCTCGCAGAACTGGGTGGCTAGTACTGCCGCTGGTGATTGCGTTGCTTATGTTTGCGACGACCCGGATACGGTGTTCCAAGCTGCGGTTTGCTCGGCCACAACCGCTATTGCTTCTGGCGCTCGCGCCATGATCGGTCAGAACCTTGCGTGTATCAACAACACCGGCAATTCAAATACTGGCAACTCGTTGAACGCACTGCTGGCACCGACGGACACCCCCGCAACCACGGATGCGCTTCCAATTCGTGTTCTGGGTGTTGTGCCTGAGACCGCTGTGTCGCTTGGTACTGCAACGTTCACTAGCATTTCGACCGCCACCGTTACTTGCTCGGCTCTGCCTTTTGCACTGCCCGTAGGTACGGATGTTGGTAGTCTTGCTTCAAACGGGCAGTACATCCCGTCCGGTTCGTTTGTAGATACCGCCGCCGCTGCTGGTGCCACCTCGTTTGTTCTAAATCAAGCGCCTTTGGTGGCGTTTGCTTCTAGCGCAACGTTGGTGTTTACCCAGTATCCCGAGCTGTTGGTTAAGCTCAACTTCGGTCAGCACGAGTATTACGCTGCCACCGCGACGGCCTAAAGGAGTTAAGTCATGGCTATTTCACGCGCACAACTACTGAAAGAACTCCTCCCCGGGCTTAATGCACTGTTCGGTCTGGAGTACAAGCGGTACGGCGAAGAACACAAAGAGATCTTTGAAACCGAGACCTCTGAGCGTTCGTTTGAAGAGGAGACCAAACTCTCCGGCTTCAGCGCCGCGCCGGTCAAAAACGAGGGCTCTGCTCTTGCGTATGACAACGCACAAGAGGCTTGGACTGCTCGGTACAACCACGAGACGATTGCTATGGGCTTCTCCATCACCGAAGAGGCGATGGAAGACAACCTGTACGACAGTCTGTCGTCGCGGTACACCAAAGCCCTTGCTCGGGCAATGGCGTATACCAAGCAGGTCAAAGCGGCCTCGATCCTGAACAATGGCTTTAGCTCCGCTGTGACCTACGGCGACGGCCAGCCTCTGTTCTCGACCGCTCATCCGCTGACCTCCGGTGGCTCTAACAGCAACCGTCCTACGACTGGTGCAGACCTGAATGAAACCTCCCTTGAGGCGGCAGTTATTCAGATCGCTGGCTGGACGGATGAACGTGGGCTGCTGATCGCCGCTAAGCCGCGTAAGTTGATTGTTCCCCCGTCGCTGATGTTCGTTGCGACCCGCCTGTTGGAGACTGAACTCCGCG